GCGCATTGAAGGCGTCGATCACACACGAGGTGCATGGCGATACCGGCGAGGTCGGCACCGACGATCCAAAGGCTCAGTGGCTTGAACTCGGCACCAGTCAGATGCCGCCGCGATCGTTTCTCGGTCTCGCCGCTTATCGGCTCAGCGACAAGATCGCCGAGATGGTCGGCGTGGAGTACACGATGTTCCTTGCCGGCCAGAGTCGCTATGCGTGGGAAGCCAAGTTGATCAGCGGCAATTTGGGTGTGTACCTCACTGACTTCGAGACCCAACAAAAGGTCGTCGGTCTCCTCGATAGTGGCGCGGTATCGCCGGCCCAAGTGTTCGATCCGTCATCCGGCTCCGCGGCTTTCATCAAAAGTTTGGGCGCTCCCGACGAGTAACCTCCGCCGGTAAATAACGCATCGGCTGGAGTGTCCTTCCATCGCAGACGTATATCGCATTGGCATTCAGATCGCGCTGGCGTCCAACGCCGGTCTCGTTCTGTCGGCACTGGGAAAGGAGCTATTCGGTCTCGGCAAACAAGCTGATGCCCTCGCGGGCAAGTTCAATGCTGCCAAGATCGCCGCCGTAGGCGCGATGTCAGCGATTGCAGGTGGCGCGGCACTCGGCGTAATGACCAAGCTGGTCGAGAAGGCAGTCGATTACAATCAGCAGATCGCGCAGATGAAGATGGCGAATTACTCGCCAGCCGACATCAAGACGCTGACAGAACAGGCCGAGAAGATAACATTCGCTGTGCCCGGTTCTAACCTAACCGAGACGCTCAAGACCCTGATCGACTTGCGGAATATCAGCGGTTCAGCACCCCATGCCGCGGAACTTGGCGAGGCTGTCAACAAGCTGAATTTAGTCCTACAGAACGTCACCAAACAGCCGGCAGGTGAAGCAGGCTATCAGTTTATGAAGTTCCTCGAAGACGCGGGCATGACCGTCGATCCTAAGACACGACAGTTTAGCGTCGCGCGTATCACCGAGATGGCGCAATGGATGGAGGCGGTCATCACCGCGACTAGAGGCCGGATCACGGGCGCTGAATTATTCCAGTTGCGTCAATCGGGCAAGGCATCAGTCAACACCTTATCTCTGGAAGGTCTGACCAATCTGCTGCCAGCGATTCAGTCGATCGGCCCGGTCGCTGTCGGTACTGCGTTGCAAGGCGCGCAGCAGCAGTTGCTCGGCGCCGTGCAGCTTCGCAAGCAGACCGTCGAGTGGCTTGAACGCTACGGGATGCTTGATCCGAAGAAAGCCACGCCGGGCAAGGGTGGCTTCTGGAAATTGGCCCCTGGTGCCATCACAGGCGAGCAGACGATGATGCACGACCTCGCCGGCTGGGTCTGGAATGTGTTGATCCCACAGATGGCGAAAAAGGGGTTGAATACCGAGCAGATGGTCGATGAGATCAAACGCTCGGGCTTGCGCACACCGCTGCTAGGTCTGATCGCCGAGCTGATCCAGAACGAGACCATCCAGAAGAAAGAGATCGGCAACATCCAACAAGCGCGAGGTGCTGATCAATATCAGAAGATGGTCGAGGAAAGCCCGACCTATCGGCTGACCAAGTTCACCGAGGCGCTGAACAACCTGATGACTGAGTTGGGCAAGCCACTTGTTGAGCCGGCGACGAAAATGATCGGCGAACTTGCTGATAAGATCAACCTATTGTCGAAGTGGGTGTCAGATCATCCCGACACAGTGCTGTTTATCGGCCAGCTTGCCGCGCAGTTATCTGTGCTCGCCGTCGCCATCGGCCTGTATGCGACTGGCACGGCTGCGGCGATGGCATTGACGGCATTGGCCGGCCCTGCCGGCTGGTTGGTCGCGATAGCGGGTGGATTCGTTTTGTTAGAGATGAATATCCGAAGCCTGGATAAGGCGCTGCATGAGATCCTCCCGACGTGGATGTTTGCCACCCCTGAAGACGCAGAAAAGCACAAACAAACGCCACATCCGTGGCGGCTGAACCCCGACCGTTTCAAATCCGAGCCGTCTCCTGCACCCACCTCTCCCCCGAACATCCCCAAAACTGGTCCGGTGTTCGGTCCGCAAATTCACCAAGAGTCGTTCGTGGTTCCACCACCGCAAAACCCGCAACCGCAGCCGATCAGCCTGACAACCAATCTCACTCTCGACGGCAGAACCGTTGCAACGCTCATCTCGCGTTATCTGGTGCCGGCTGCCAACACCGGCCCGGCCACAGGTGACATTCGACAAGTGCCTCTCGTCCCTGGAATGGCTGCCGCCTGATGCCCGTCACCTTCGCCTCTATCGGTCAGGGCTTCAACGCCATCGACCAACTCTCATCCGGCAACATCATGGGTGGCCTATCCAGCGTCACCCAGATGCTCGGCTTCGGCTCCTTGGCCCCGGTCACGCTCGGCTCGTTCGTGTTCAGTCAATTCGAGGTGCCGGAGCAAATCAGGTTCGGCACCAAGCAGAAGACCAATGTGCATGTCCGCCCCGGCGGAATGCGACAAGTCGATGTGCTCGGTCCTGATCCAGAGGCGATCAGTTGGAGTGGCATCCTACTCGGTCCTGGCGCCGATCATCGCGCTCTGCAACTCGATTCTCTGCTCAAGAAGGGCGATGCACAAACGCTGGCCTGGGGTAGCTACTCGTATCAAGTCATCATCGAATCCGTGTCCTTTGAGTACCGGCGAGACGCATGGTTGAGCTATCAAATCGCTTGTTTGATCCTGGGGCCAACGCAGCAAAGGTCGAGTGGTGGTTTGCTCAGCTCGGTGATGAGCGATCTTGGAAATGCCCTAGGAATCGATCTGCCCGGCACGCTTTCCAGCATCAGCCAGGGACTCGGTCAGATCAGCCCGCTGCTGCAAGGTCTCTCCTCTCTGACGGGCGGCTCGCCGATCGCCGGCCGGATCCTCGGCGTCGTGTCTGGAATTCAGGGTCTCACGTCGAGTCTCGGATCGACCAATGCCGCTAACATCACGACCCTGTCGCAAGCTGCTTCCAACTTCACCAGCAGCACAACTGTCTCGTCGGTCACCAGCACGTTGTCGTCCTTGGGCGATGCTGTCTCTCAAGCGCCGTTGGTTCAGTCGGTTAGCAATCTCGCTGGTCGGATGGCGCGGAACCTTGTGAACCCGTCCGCTACTTAGCCGGCCTTGTCCGGGATACATAGACCTATGCAGCAGACGGCCACCCTCATTTCCGGCGACTTGTTCCATCTCGCCGCGCAACAATACGGCGATCCTTTGCAATGGATCAGGATCGCGCTCAGCAACCAGCTAACCGATGCGTTTATCCAGTCCACCACGCCGGTCACGCTGCTCATTCCAGCGCCGCTCGATCCGACACCACAAGGAGTCACTTACGCATCGACCTCGATCCCGATGGTGTTGTAAAGATGGCCGTCGATACCGGCAGCAGTCCCTATCTGAACGATCCCAGTCTGATCGTGACCAAGCCGTACAAACCGAGCTTGAGTTTGCTGTTCAACAATGAGGAAATCCCCTTCTCGATCGGTGCATCGGTGCATCAAAATAACTGGTATTCCGCCGATCACTTCAGCGCCGAGGTGGCGCTCTGGAATCATCCGAGTTACGGCCCGGACTTCTGGGGATCGCAAGAGCCGCCGATGAAAGTCGAGATCCGCTATCAGCTCGGCGATGAGAAACCCGTGTCCATGATCATCGGCAATGTCGACAAGATCGACATCGATTGGCTGGGTGGTATCGTGCATCTCGACGGCCGCGATCTCACCAGCAACTTCCTGGATCATCGTGTCTATGCTGCCTACACGAACAAAACGAGCAGTCAGGTCGCGCAAGACTTCGCCAGTCAGTACGGGATGCAAGCCGACGTTGATCCGACCACAACGCCCATTTCCCGATTCTATGAGGGCGAGCATGACCACATCGAGCGGGGTGAGTTTACCCGCAGCTTGAGTCAGTGGGACTTGCTTACGTTCCTGGCGCAGCACGAGGGCTATGATCTCTGGGTCTCCGGCACCACATTGCACTTCAAACAGGCCGTCGATCTCGCCAGTGCGACACCCTGGGTGATTCGGGCAAAGGGAGTGGATTGGAGTTCTAACGTCGCGAAGCTTTACTCCGGCAACTTCACGCATCTGAAACTGCTCCGCAGTCTGACGCTTGCTAAAGATGTGGTTGTGGTAGTCCGAAGCTGGAACAGCAACACCAAGCACGGGTTCAATGTCAGCAGTCCCAAAGGCATAGCAACGACCTCGCCCACATCCAAATCGCCGGCACAACGCTACGTTTTCGTCCGTCCCAATCTGACTAAGGATCGCGCGCAACAGCTTGCTGACTCACTGCGCGCTGACATCACGAAGCACGAGCGCATCGTCGAATGGACGGATGCGGCCGGCTATCCCGGTGCGCTCAATCTGACGCCGCGCGACATCGTGCAAGTGGAAGGCACCGGCTCATCCTGGGATCAACGGTACTGGGTCGACAGTATTGATCGGCAACTCTCAGTGGGCAGTGGCTTCGCGATGAGTGTGAAGTGTAAGAACCACACCCAGGCCAACGAACAGCAAGGTGCCGGATCGCAGGCAGTCACGCCATGAGCTATTTCACCAACACTGCTAAACTGATCGCCTCAAATGCGGACGCAACACGGGGAGAGGTCTCCTTCGGTATCGTCACCAGCTATAACCCGGCGACGCATTGCGCCAAGGTTAGTATCCAGCCGCAGGAAGACAACAATCCACTCATCAGCGGGTGGCTGCCGATCTGCACCCCGTGTCTCGGAAACGGCTGGGGCG